ATCACCTGCAGAACCAATGCATAAGTTGTCCACTGGTATTGCACCTGGACAAACCGGAAATTGGGAAGATCTAGGTGGTCCTACTCCAGAAAATTATCGTCCCGATGACGATTCCTCAAAACTCAAAGATCCTTGTGCTACTCTTGCCCAAGTAAGAGATGTAGTAAATGCAAAAGCGGCAGAGGCAGAAGCAGCACATTCTTCAGCAACTCCAGTATCAACTCCGGGACAGGGAGTTAAGGAGGAAATCGAAGAGTATGATGAAGATCTTGTCGATGATGAAGAAGAAGACGATGAAGATGAAGAAGTAGTCACCGAAGAATCTTACGACGACGAAGAGGAAGTAGAAGAAGACTACGATATCGAAGAAGATGTAAATGCTCTTCTTGCCGGTGAGGATCTTTCCGAAGAGTTCCAAGAAAAAGCAAGAACCATCTTTGAGGCAGCAATCAGTTCAAAGGTTGCCGAAATCAAAGAAGAACTTCAAGCATCTTATGAAGAAACTCTGATTGAAGAAATTCAAGCAATTAAGAGTGATTTAGTTGAGCGTGTCGATGCTTATCTTGAGTATGTTGCCGATGAGTGGGTACAAGAAAATGCTCTCGCAATCGAACACGGTCTTAAGACTGAAATGACCGAATCATTCCTCGCAGGAATGAAACAACTTTTTGAAGATCATTATGTAACAATCCCTGAAGATAGATATGATGTTATTGAAAGTATGGTAGATAATCTTGACGAAATGGAAGAAAAACTCAACGAGCAAATTCAAAAGAACGTTGCTCTCAATAGAAGATTGGCGGAATCAGTTGCTGATGTAATCTTTGCAGATGTCTCTGAGGGTCTTGCACTTTCTCAGAAAGACAAACTCGCTTCTCTTGCCGAAAATGTTGAGTTTGAGAGTGAAAAAAACTATCGTGAGAAACTAGTAACCTTGAGGGAATCATACTTTCCTTCAAGATCCTCTAGTGCTCAAATAGATGACTCTGAGACTTTATCTGAAAGCACAGACATTCAAAACCAACAACCTATGGTTAGCGGAAGAATGGAATCATATCTTCAGACTCTAAGCAGAGTCGCCAAAAAGTGAATTATAAATTATAAATTTTCAAACTAACTTTTTACAGAGGTAAAACAAATGCAAATGTTCAATACAGAACAATTGCAGGAGAAGTGGTCTCCAATCCTTGATTATCAAGGACTCGATGAAATCAGAGATTCACATCGTAGGGAGGTAACTGCTATCCTGCTAGAAAATCAAGAAAGAGAACTCCGTGAGTCACACGAGTTTCTTTATGAAGCTCCAACCATGGGTACCGCATCTAGCGGTAGCGGTGCTGGTTTTGGTGGCAGTGCTCAAGGATTTAGTGCTGGTCCTACTGCCGGTTTCGACCCAGTTCTGATTTCTCTAATCAGACGCTCAATGCCCAATCTGATCGCTTATGATCTTTGTGGCGTTCAGCCAATGAACGGTCCTACCGGACTTATCTTTGCGATGCGTTCACGTTATACCAATCAGAGCGGTGCAGAGACCTTCTACAACGAAGTTAATTCTGCTTTCTCCGGTCAGGATAGTGGATTTGATGTAACAACCGGATTTACCGGAGCTTCCGTTGGTATGGGTACAACTGCTCAAGGTGGAACTAATCCTTCTATTCTTGCCGCTAACCAGGCAAACAATGCTGGTGTTGGAGATGATCAATATAACGTTGGTCAAGGTATGCGTACCGATAGTGCCGAAGCACTCGGTGATGCTGCTGGCAATCAGTTCAATGAAATGGCATTCTCAATCGAGAAAGTCACCGTTACTGCCAAGAGCCGCGCTCTAAAAGCAGAATACAGTCTTGAACTCGCTCAAGACCTGAAGGCAATTCACGGATTGAATGCCGAAGCGGAACTCGCAAATCTTCTCTCCACAGAGATTCTTGCCGAAATTAACCGCGAAGTCATTCGTACCGTTTATAAGATTGCCAAGCCAGGTGCTCAGGCAAACGTTGCCACTTCTGGTACTTTTGACCTTGATGTTGACTCAAATGGTCGTTGGTCCGTTGAGAAGTTCAAGGGTCTGATTTTCCAGATTGAAAGAGATGCCAACGCTATCTCCCAGCAAACTCGTAGAGGGAAGGGCAATATGATCCTTTGCTCTGCTGACGTTGCTTCTGCGCTTGCAATGGCTGGAGTTCTGGATTATACTCCTGCTCTTAATGCTAACCTAAACGTAGATGATACTGGCAATACCTTTGCCGGTGTTCTTCAAGGTAAGTATCGCGTATATATCGATCCTTATTCTGCTAACGTATCACCTAATCAGTTCTACGTTGTTGGTTATAAGGGTTCCAGTGCTTATGATGCTGGTCTCTTCTATTGTCCTTATGTTCCTCTCCAAATGGTTCGTGCCGTTGGTCAGGACACCTTCCAACCAAAAATTGGATTTAAGACCCGCTATGGCATGGTCGCCAATCCTTTTGCCGAAGGTGCTAATCAAGGGCAAGGTGCTCTAACCACCAACTCTAACGTATACTACAGAAGAGTCAAAGTCGCGAATTTAATGTAAGGTTATTTTACATAGTACTCAAGGACCTCCTTTGGGGGGTCTTTTTTATGTCAATCCAAAACAAATAGTTCCACAATCATAAATCTTATTATACCCCATTTGCCTTGCTTTTTCATATTCGGTACAGTCATAAGCACCAATGAGTTTTTTCTGGAACAGCATACGATTATATCTTTTATTAAAGTTCTTATCGACATAATAATAAGAAGGTCCATTAACTCTTACAATCTTAAAACCATTTTTTTGATAGACATTCCCGTTAGAATATCTCCTATCAGCATAAGAAACAATATTGCCATAATAATCTTTTCTAAACCAGTTTAATAAGCGACTAAAACCACCAATCACATTTATTCCCATTTTATTGGAAAATCTAGAAAGTTCCCACTCATAATTTTTATTAAATCTAGACTTACAAAAAGTCATCACACAAACAAGTTCATTTTCATAAGTAAGACCAATCTTAACTTTACTTTTATCTTCCCCCTGTATATGATTTTGATTGAGAAATTGATTTTTTTGATGTGTGCCTATAATTATCTTTTTACATTTTCTGGCATATATTTTTTCATTTAGATTTAATTTACTTGAGATAATAGATTTGACAATATTCTGTTTGTATAACCACTCATCACTATAAAACTGCAAAAGTTGTATTCCTTGTTTTTCGCACATCAAAGTTTTATTTAAATGATATGATTTTCCTTTAATCAAACATTCTTTAGTCTCACTTGGTCGATATTGATGCGAATATAGTCCATTATATTCAATTGCCATTTTGTATTCCGGAAAATAAATATCCAATTCTTTCCCATTTAGAACAGAACGATTTGATTGAATCATCTTACCATCATAGATTGATTCAATATACTCGTATAAGGTATTTTCTTCTTTGCTTATTTTCTTAATCTTTCTTTCATAAGAGTTAGGTGGTCTAGTATCAATATCATAGACATTTAACCATCTGGATACTGTTGATTTGGTTGTTCCTAACTCTTCGGCAATATTTTCGCAGGTAAGTCCACTATCATATATCTCCTTTAACTTATCCTTGTCCGATAAAATAGTTACACTATAACTATTTCTTCTTCTGGAATCAATCAGATTGTGTATTTGATGTTTTTTAAGATACTTAACAACAGGAACAGTTGAAATATTGAGTTCTTGTGCGATTTGTTCTATGGATTTCTTTTGAGTGATTCTCTGATTGTATATCCATTCATAAGATTCTAATTTAATTTTTGACTCTGAAGAAATGGTTTTACTTTTTCTGGAGCAAGTGGAGTTCGCATACAATCTAAATCCATTTTCTGCGTATGTTTTATCAATAGAACATACTTCTCCACACCCACACTTACATCTTGGTATTGTTTTTTCCGTAATCTGATTTACAAGAACATATGCCCTTGTCCTCAAAGGAATAGAAGAATAATAAGAATCCAAAAATCTTGTATGTTCTTCTATCTGTTCTTTGAGACTTTTATTCAGAGATATTTTAATGAAGTTGGACTTATCCCAGTTTTCTTGAAGGTGCTGTATAAGGTTCATCAAACATTCCAGTCTATTATATATTATATCACTAAATACAAATAAAAATGACTTGCTCTTTTCCTCGTCAAATTGATAATAGAAACTTTTTATCACCGGTTGGATTTAAATTTACATTAGCAAAAGATCCAAAAATTGTTTTTTTCTGTAATTCGGCAAGAATACCAGAAATAACACTATCAACCAATTTACAACCATCATATCTCAAAGATATTGATGTTCCCGGAGATAAACTCACTTTTGGTGATTTAAATTTGAAGTTTATGGTTGATGAGAATATGGAAAATTATATGGCAGTTCATAAGTGGTTATATGGACTTGGTTTTCCAGAAACGGCACAACAATATAAAGATTTAATTACAATTAATAATGATATTACGCAATCTCAAGATCCCAAAAGTGCGTTTAGTGATGGAAGTCTTTTTATTCTAAACAGCAATTATAATACAACCGCTGTGATTAAATTTAAGGATTTGTATCCAATTTCTTTAAGTTCTTTAGAGTTTGATGCCACACAAACTGATATTCAGTACTTTACATCAGACGTGACTTTCAAGTATACTGTATATAATATTCTAGATAAAAACAATAAACCTTTATAATGTCAATTGATTTAGAAAACCTACAGGAAATGTGGGCAAGAGATTCGATTATCGATCCTGATAATTTACACGATGAATCACTCAAAATACCTCAACTTCATTCCAAGTATTATACGATATACAACACCACAACTCTTCTTCGAGAAAAAGCAAGAGAAACATACAATAGAGTTCATTTAGAACGCTATAACTACTACACAGGAAAGGCACCAGCAGAGGTCTATGTCGAAGAACCATTTCCATATAAGTTAAGAGATAAAGACGCCTTACAGAGGCATATGGACGCAGATGAGAGACTGAATAAAATTGATTTAAAAATAAGATATTATGATGTTGTGTTGAAGTTTTTAGAGGAAGTGATTAA